TAATACCAAGCTCAACTGCCGCTGAAGCCGCTGACACAGGTGGTGGAATCTATGAGGGTACTCAAAATGGTGTTTATCTTTACAATACGATTTACAATAATTCAAGCACAACCTATGTAAATTGGATGTTCAAACGCGCACCCGGATTCTTTGATGAGGTTTGTTATACGGGGACTGGGGTTGCAACGACGCAGGCGCATAATTTAGGTGCTGTGCCGGAGTTGATGATTGTTAAAAAACGGTCAGGTTCTAATAATTGGGTAGTTTGGCAAAAAGATTTTGGGACAGGTCTATATGGTTTAAATGAATTGTATTTAAACCTTACTTTCGCCCCTCCAACTAGCGGAGGGGCTTTTTTAAATACGCCTACTTCTACTGTATTTAGTATCTCAATATACGGAGCTTCAAACGCTTCTGGCGAAACCTACGTCGCCTACCTATTTGCCACACTAGCTGGGATTTCTAAAGTAGGTTCTTATACAGGTAACGGTACAGGACAAGCGATTGCGTGTGGGTTCTCAGCGGGAGCGAGGTTCGTCTTAATTAAAAGAACTGACTCTACAGGTGATTGGTACACATTCGATTCGGCTCGTGGGTTAACTAGTGGTTCAAGTCCATATTTGCTACTCAACAGCGCAGCCGCAGAGGTTACAGGCAATAACGGTGTGTACGCATCGACAGGCGGCTTTACACTGGGCGCGACAGCAATAACAACGACCAATATAGCAACAGCAACTTACATTTTTCTTGCCGTCAGTTGAGGATAAACAATGACAACTTATATTAACTTAGCAACAAACCAACTCTGCACAGAATCTGAAATCCGTGCAGCTCATCCTAACACCTCATTTGCAACGCCATTCGCACCAGACGGCTATGCAGTAGTACACTGGGCGGGGCAACCAGACTACGATAAGTATTCTCAAACTATCCAACTAGGTTCACCTGTAGAGGCTCTACCTAACCACTGGGAGCAAACATGGAATATCATTCAGCTAGAAGGCGATGCACTTATCGATGCACAGGTGCAAAAGGTTGAAGATGAGAAAGCGAAAATTAAAGCCGACATTGCAGCACTTGAAGAAAAAGTAACACCACGCAGAACCCGTGAAGCTATTTTAGCCATCGACACCACATGGCTTGCAGATATTGAGCTTCAAATTGGTCAACTGCGCCAACAACTAGCGGAGTACGACAATGCCTGATGAAAAATGCCGTCTTGCTAAAGTTGAACAGCGCATGGACGCGCTGGAGGAAGTGTTTGAAGATCGCGGAAAAAAACTCGATGCAATAATTCATGCGCTTGATGAAATGAAAACAGAACAATCAAGATACAAGGGTTTTATCGGCGGGATTGTGTTCACTGTTGGCGCATTGTTTTCGTTCCTTACTTGGTGGTCGAGTAAATAATGGAATTGCTGCAATTTATAAGTGAAGTGGGCTTTCCAATTGCAGCAGCTTGCATCGGCATGTATTTTGTATTTTTGACACAAAAATTTTTACTTGATAGCGTTCTTTCAAGAATTAAAGAACTTATTTTTATCATTAAGCAACTTGATACACGCGTCAAAGCCATGTCGCTTGATATAATTCGAATTGATGGTTTGGTTTCTCAAATGACAAATTTACCACTTGAAGAAGAAAAATCAGAACGCTTAAAAAATTCAACAGTGCAACGTAAGGACTAGCATGGAATTATCTGCATTTATAGACCAGTATGGTTTTCCAATTGTTGCGGCAAGCGGCATGGGATATATTGTCTATTTTGTGTGGGTATGGGCAACGGTGCAAGTCAGACCATTGCTTGAGGAAAACTACAAAGTGCTGGTTGATTTAATAGACCAGATTCGTGTGCTTGATAACGACATGATTCGGTTATCGCAGAAATTAAAAACAATTTTGCAAATAAGAGAAAAAAAATGAAAGAAGTTATTTTAGCGTGGTTAATGGAAAAAACAACGTGGTTAGGCATTTTTGCGTCTGCTGCTGCATTTGGTTTTGAGCTAACAGAACCACAACAGACGGCATTATCAACACTGGCGGCATCTCTATTTATTATGGGTGATAGAAAATGAAAGCATCGCAAAAATGTTTTAATATTATTAAAGAATTTGAGGGTTGTAAATTAGCTGCTTATCTTTGTCCAGCGGGAAAATGGACAATTGGTTATGGTTCAACTTTTTATGGTGATGGCACACCAGTTGGAAAAAATAGAACATTGCCCACAGAATTAGCAGCATTAGAATTACTAAAGGTGACTATTGTTCAATTTGAAAAAGATGTAATTTCACTTGTTAAAGTTCCAATTACACAAAATCAATTTGATGCGTTGGTATCGTTTGCTTATAACTGCGGTTCTGATATTGACAAGGACGATATTGCAGAAGGTTTAGGTGATTCAACCCTTCTTAAAAAATTAAATGCTGGTGATTATGCTGGTGCTGCGGCAGAATTTCATAAATGGAATAAATCTGCCGGCAAGGTTTCTAATGGACTTATTCGCAGGCGCAAAGCTGAAGCAGAATTGTTTTTAACACCATAATAAAAAAGCCGCTTATTCAGCGGCTTTGTTTTTTGCTACCCATTTATTGTAGGCTTGCTCAGGTGTTGTGCCAGTACATACAATCGTTGTTTGTGTGTAGCATAACCAGATTCTGCCAATCTTTTTAAGTCGTGGTTTCATCTATGCCTACTTTCAATAACAAGCTCACTGACTGCTAATTGCGGCATTGGATTATCTGCAAAATGCTTTAACTTTGCCATATAATCGCGCATTTTCTGACCACGCAGTGCTTTGATAGTTGGGTCTTGGTCTACTTTGTAGCCTTTGAAATCATATGAAATATTTTGCATTGGTGCGCTCCATAGGTTTATTGGTGGAAATGTCATTGTCGGCCAGTTCATCTTCTTTTAATATCTCCTTCCAACGTTCAAGCGTTGCAATAGTTTCGTTAATATCCTGCTCAAGTGTTTTTACTGATTTGCCAGCACGAAGTAATTTTTTTATTGCATGCTGTTGCTCAGGATCATAAATATTATAAATTCTAAATAGTCGGTATGGGTCTATTCTGATACCCTTGTAATTAAATGAATAATGATTCTTTTTTGATTCATGTACACTGTCACCTGTTAGCATAGCGTTAACTCCCATTTTGCAGGCTTTACATAATGCGTTGATAAAAACAAACGTGAAAGCATTGTTAATTCAGAAATAGGCTCGTTTAATTGTTTACGCTTTGCTTTGCAACTATAACAATCCTTACAAACATCATGCGGCAAATTATCCTGCTTGCGATTATACATTATTGTGCGATATGCAAAAAACTCGCTATCATTACGCATTTCTAAACATCTAGTGCATTGTTTCATTTAGATTCACCGTTTAGCGTGTAAGGATGGCAGGTAAGATTCCATTTGCCATTAAAGTGCATATCTTTAAAAACAAAATCTTGTCGTAGTGCTACTTTTTCACATGATGCTTTGTCTGCAAATGTTGCTGTTGATTGCGATACATTGCCGTTGTTTATAAGTGTGCTGATTAAAATATATGCTGTTGTGGCAATCATTTGTCATCTCCAATGTGGCGGTATCTCTGCGCTGAATCGAAAAAGGTTGGGGTTTCTAAAGTCACCCAATAACTAAAAAAGTCACAATACACTTGAAACTCAACCCACGGGTCACGTCTTCTTTGTGCTACTTCCGCATACTTAGCCATCATTTCTGCGTGCGGGTGTGGTATCGTAGGACGTTCAAAGTTAATAATAAATTCAAAATCAATTTCATTACCAATATCATCAAAATAATAATGTCGTAAATGGCAATATTTTATTTTTGACGGCAAACGATTCCAATTTGGCTCAATAAATGATTGTTGTTTTTTGTTCCATTCTTCAAACTCATCATGCAAATCTTTACTGGTTGATTGATTGCTTGCAATTGTTACTAATTCCGCAATTTGTTTTTGATTTAATAACCTCATTTCTTATCCTCTTTTACTTTTAACGTATGCAATTCACCAATTCTGCTGGCGTTAAACAACCACAACAATTGACGCAAATAACCTTGTTGCTCTTTTATGTATTGTTCTGCTGTCATTTCCCCGTACTCCCAAAACCATTCACACCACGCTCAGTTGTTTCTGTAAAATCTTCAACTTCTTCAAAGATTGGGCGCAGTACAGGAACAAAAAACATCTGTGCAATACGTTCGTTTGGCTGAACGCGATAACTATCACCATGTGTCATGCGCAATTTAACAACAATTTCGCCTTGGTAATCTGAATCAATTACGCCTACAGTGTTCATTAGTCCAATACCATAACCAAACCCTAGCCCACTGCGTGGCACAATTAAACCCACAACGGACTTATCAGCAATATGGATTGCAATGCCAGTTGGTATTAGCAAAGGAAATTCTGGCGTTAATAATTCTGTGTTATCAATGCAAGCGTGTAAATCGATTGCAGCAGCTCCAACCGTTTTAAATTCTGGCATAATTGCGTTGGCGCGTAGTTTTTTTAGTTGCATAAAGTCATCTCCCAAGTTGTAGGCATTAAAAAATGTGTGGCTAAAAATGCGCGTATCAATTTATTACCGCGCTTTTCTTCAGTTACTGGTTTTCTGTAAATTTTCTCATCATCAATAATCACTTTGCCACGTCTGCCAATAAGGTCACCGCAGTTTTTCATAAACAAATCTTTTTTATAAAAATACACCGTGTAATTTCTTATGGTGCGCGGATAACGGTCTGCGTTTTTCATGCGATGATTAACCGTCTGCGGTGATAAATTATGTTCAGTTGCAAAATCCATCACCGTACATTCATCTTCACTAGGGTGTACTACTAACAGATTATCAATCCTAAAATTAGCATTATTACCATCTTTAAACACAATGGAATCCTCAAACGCTGGATAATAGCCATGTGAAAAATAAACCGCTGCTCGCCATACTGAATGATATTTTGCGTAATCTTTGCCGGTAACTTTTATTGTCGCGTTATTGTTTGCCCAGCAAAATGCGGCTGGGCGTGATTGATGAAACTTGCGAAAAAACTCTCCTGTTTTTGGGTCGTATCGCAGATTTTCTTTTAACTGTTCAATGTCTTTAAATGACATTGTGATTTCTCGTTTTTTCATTTTTACCTCTGGTGTCTAATCTGCAAATCAAACATGGGGCGTTCTTCGCCACATTCACCGCAAACTCTAATGTGTCTGCTGGCGTATTGTTTCCACCAACTATGCTGGCAATCTTTTTTATTGCTTGGTGTTGGTGTTACTGGTGCAACTGGTTTAACTAATGCCATAACCATAACCCCGCTAATGTAAGTGCTAACACATAAAATATTAATGCCGCCATGTCATCAATCTCCATTGGCGTACTCAATCATAAAACACACAATCAGCACAAAAACGCCCGTCCAAAAAATTAGCTCACCCATGTTTGCGCTCCTCTCTAAATTTAGCTAGTATAAACTGCACGTCAATGGTTTCTTTGATGCTGCGTAACTTTTGACGCTTAAGGCTTTTACGTTCTTCTTTTAATTCGTTAAGCCTATTAATCAAGTGTTCTTCTAATGCTATTTGTTTCATATTTAAAACTCCAATTCAAACTGATTTTTATTGAAAACCCAAAACGGTGCGCTGTTATGCTGTTCAATTCTGTCTGCAATTACCGCTGCTCTTTGTGCTGCTGTAGCTGGTTTATAAATTCCAAATCTATCAAGCGAACCGCAATTAACAGCGGCATTAGTTGAATCTGCTGACGATAACGGCAATTTAGTAAACACTTTTGGGTTAAGCATACGCAGTCCATGTAATTTGCACTTCGGTCTGCCCTTGCTATCTGTAACAACATTCATTACTTCAGACATTCTAACCCACCACTTTTTAGTGTTAGGTGTTGCATAATCTCCACTACTACCTAAAGCCACAATTTCAAAAGAATCAACAAGCCACTCAAGGTATTCAAAAGATTCGTGCAGATGCCACACAGGGACGCCTTTTGCTTTTGTTCCTGTTCTAATCCATTTCAATACCCAGTTTTTGTTATCTTCTTCTGTGCCGTCAATAATGTCTGGAATCAACGCCCAGTCAAAAGATGGGTGTTTGCACAATGATTGTGCCCACGCCAGATACGCATCAAAATCGATTGCACCATGCCCTTTTTTCCAATGACTAAATGCACCATTATCTAACACAAACGATTGGCAGAATTCTAAAACAGCTCCTGTGTCATCTTGTCTGCCAAATGGAATTAAAGCATGGCGACCAACTAAAAACCTTGCTACATCTTGGCGTGTTCCTCCAATTGGTGTGCCATGATAGTGAATCATCTTCCCACCATATCCCCGTTAATATTTCTTTGCATTTCATAGACGCTGAAAATCTTGCCGTCTTTTAAAATAAATTCGCCAATGTTTGTTTTAATTACTTCGTGTTTGTGTCTGTTCATTGTGTAATCAACTGCTGAACTAACAGCAAAACCCATCATAAAAAACATAATTGCAGCGTTTAAGTCGATTTTCATTCCACCTCCTTATCAGGTTCTAAATACAATTCACCTGTCATTGAATTTCTTTGTATTTTATTTTCAATATCAAAAAAACGTTTTAATTTTGGTTGATAAGAATTAAATTTCATCAACGTAGCACACAACTTTTGTATATCCTTCTTTTAATCTGGCGTTAATTTGTCCTTT